GGGAAACTCTCTATGAGACAATCCCGTACCAAGCCAGAAAGGGTTTAAGTTTTCTGGAAGGTCTAACGACTAGGTGGTGAGTCCCAACAATAATCCACCCACGAATGCCCGACTCCTTAATAACTTTAAGGATGAAGAGATAGTCTGAACTTACTGGCGACAGTAAGAAGTAAAGAATAAAGAGTCTTTACGATAACACAATTGCACAATTTCCCTCTTGACCTTGCCGCTGCTGAAGCAACACCTGTTGCTCTCACTGCACCTGCAATTGGTTGATTTAAAACTGAATATATGATATAATAAGGAGACCCGAAAGGGTCTCTTTTTTATAAATAAAATGGAAAGTTATGAGCAACCTTTATGGACTTGCATCAACTAGTAATAACTGAATGTGAAAGGAGAGGATTAGAGTTAATCTATCTTCCCGAAAAACTTGTTCGTCGTTCAACCGATGTAATTGTTAGTTGTCCTTGTACTGGACAAAGAACTATGAGTATAAGAAACTTTATTGCTGTTGCAGAAAAGGGTGATGACGCATTCTGCTGCAAAAGAAAATCAAAACTTGGGAAAAATAATCCTGCATTTGGAAAACCAACTTGGAACGCTGGAACTGTTGGTGTATCAAAAAGTTATGGATTTTTTGGATTTAAAGAAGAGTGGTCTGACAGAGAAGACTACTTATATTTTATTGAAACGATTTATGGAACTTATAAGATTGGTAGGTCATTTCACGGAATAAAATATAGATTTACTGAAACTATAAAAGAACTTGGTGAATGGAAAGCATCTCATAAGGAAGTATTTGATTGTGAGAGATATATTTTAGAAACTTATAAACAATACCAAAAGAAAATTGATGGTATAATTGGTGGGTCTGAGCATTTTACAAAAGAACTACCAATTCAAGAAATTATGGAGTATGCAAATCAGAAATTAAGCACTAATACCGATTGACTCTTTTGTTGCGGTATGTTAACATAAATATTAACAAATCTTAATGGAGGATTTTGTGATTGGTAATCTTGAACCTGAGGAAAGTGTAATGTCTTATAAAGACCAAATGCTTTCTAAAATTGAAAACATTATTAGTGCTTTAGAATGGAATGAAACTGATGATGTAGTTGTTGAAGTTGGTGGTGTTGCTTCAAGTGGTATCCATCAAATTGAAGGAGTAAATCCAAAATGGGCTAAGCAATTCGGAACTACTACTTATCAAGATGATGCTTTTATCGTCATCAAAAACCGTACTCGTAAACCAGTAATTTCATCTCAACCAAATTCCGAACTTAAGCAACATCATTCATCTATAAAAAATTGAGGATTATTATGGACCACACTATTATTGAAATTCTTGTTGGATATGTTATTGCTGGCGCTCTGATTGTCGGAGCACCTGCCGTATTCTTTCTAATCGTCTTTATGCCTGCACTAATGAATACTAAAGGTGCTATGGTAGGTTATAAAGTCCATAAGGAATATGGCGATAGTTCAATCTATGAAGTTAATCGTGCAACCTGATGGTAGAACTTCCTGAGTTTTTTAAACAAACCTCTAATGAACCTTACTTAAGACACGATTATAAGCTCGTATATACCAATAAGACTTCCAAAGTCTTTGATAATTACGAAGACCTATCAAAGACTTGGTTTCAAACACCGAACCAGTTATTAGATTATGTTGAGGTATTAGACCATAAGGAAAAGAAGTCTGGGTCTAAAGGGTTTAAGTGAGTATAAGTCTCTATTGACCCTTTTGTTAAGAAATGCTAACGTAAATATTACAAAACATTAAGGAGGTTTGATGTAAAAATGAAAAACTGCAATATCTTATTTGTTCTATAATGTGCTCTGCTATTGTTCTATTATTTAAATCTCATTATAGAGAGATTGCGAGACAAAATTGGGGACTAACTGAAGAACAAATGAAAGGTATGCACGTTCATCATAGAATACCAGTATCTAAAGGTGGGACTAATGCTCCTGAAAATCTTTATGTTTATAATGTCTATAATAGAATAATATCTTCAATTCATAACAAAATACAACATTTTGACGAGGACTCATTATAATTAGTGATGAGTTCTTATTTTTTTATGAAGATCTTTTTAGACACTGCAGATGTTTCTATGATTAGTCCAGCATATAAGACTGGATTATTAGATGGAGTTACTACAAATCCTACTTTAATTCTCAAAAGTGGAAGACAATTAAAGGAAGTTATTGAAAACATATATGAAGAATTTCTAGAATTAACAAGTATTTCTGCTGAAGTTGTTGCAGATACTTCCGAAGAAATGTTATCTCAAGCACAAAAATATTATTCAATTGCACCAGCAGTTACAATTAAAGTTCCTTGCACAGTCGAAGGACTTAAGACTTGTAAGTTTCTATCGGAGCAAGGAATTCAAACGAATGTAACTCTTGTGTTTTCTGTAGCACAAGCAATACTTGCATCAAAGGCAGGAGCAACATATATTTCTCCATTCGTGGGTCGTTGGATGGATAATTCAGTTGATGGTATTGAACTTATTAAGAATATTCGCAAAGCATTTGACTATTCTGGAACATCCACACAAATTCTTGCAGCATCTCTTCGTGATGTAAGACAGGTGGAACAATCTGCTCTAAATGGTGCAGATGTTGTTACAATTCCTCCAGTTGTTTTTTGGGCAATGTATAAGAATGTTATGACTGAAAAGGGTCTTGAGTTATTCCAGAAAGATTGGGATGAAGTTATTAAAAATCAATCAGACAAATGAAACCAGAGCATCAGTGTTGGCATTTTGTAATGTCTTCTTTTGCTAGAATATACGGTGTAAGTAAAGTTAAAAGTGAAGAATCATTTCATTCTTTTGCACTAGAATGGTGTGATGAACATAATTACACTTGTGATATACTTAGTAGTTTAACTGACGTTGATGATTATTTTAAAAAACAATACGAAAATTGGGAGAAGTAAATGAAAGTAGGATTAATTGGACTGGGACGAATGGGTGAAGGAATGTCCCGTCGAATGATGAAAGCAGGAATTGAAGTTTGGGGATACCGCAGAAATTATGAAAAAGCACTAGAAGCACATGAAAAAGGATATGTAAATGGTGTTGCAACAACTATTGAGAATCTTGTTAAAGTAGTTAAACAGAAAAATAATGGAGGCACTCAACCAGGAATTTTTCAGATGGTTGTACCTGCAGAAACGGTAGAGGAGACGATCAATGAGTTACTACGATATTGTGATAAAGGAGATATTATTATTGATCATGGCAATAGCAATTTTAAAGACAGTCGGAAAAGAGCAGAGCGTCTGGCAAAGTTGGGTATCCAATATATTGATTGTGGTACTAGCGGTGGTGTTTATGGTTTGGATCGTGGATACTGTCTTATGGTTGGCGGTGGAGATACTGCAGTCTCCACTTGTTCGCGTATTTTTAATGCCCTCGCCCCAGGAATCAACGCTGCCCCAAGGACTGAGTTTGATTCACCTGTAACCTCAGCAGAGTATGGTTGGTTACATTGTGGTGGTCCTGGAGCAGGACATTTTGTGAAGATGGTTCACAATGGAATTGAGTATGGTATGATGCAGGCATATGCTGAAGGATTTAATATTATCAAGAATGCAAACAACGGAACACAGTATGTTAGAGAAGGAGACGCAGAGGTTGCCCCTATGGCAGATCCAGAAAGTTACTGCTATGATATTGACGTTGCTGAGGTTGCTGAGCTATGGCGTCGTGGTAGCGTTGTTGGGTCTTGGTTACTTGATCTTACTGCTGATGTGCTACGCAGGGATGGTAGCCTTAAACAGTTCTCTGGAGGCGTATCCGATAGCGGTGAGGGTCGTTGGACTGTTTCTGCCGCTGTGGATCTGGGGGTTCCCGCTCCTGTTATTACTACTGCTTTATTTGAAAGATTTAACTCACGAAATCTCGGATCATTCGGAGCAAGAATTCTAAACGGAATGAGGTTTATGTTTGGAGGTCATTTAACAAGATAATAAATATATTTTCAGTCTTTCGTAGCATTTTGACTTTAGGTGATGGAGAAAAATTCTCTTCATTTTAACAAGAACGGTAATAGTAGTATTGATATGAGCAGAGCTACCATAAATAGTTTTTATACTTATGATTATTTTAGTACGAGTTAAAAACTCTACTATATCAGCAAATAAGATGGTGGACATTCTTGGATGTTTAGTATTGACCAGCATCAAATGAACCTGGTTCTATCCAAAGAAGTTATGCCTCGTGGGAACGCCTTGTGATAAAATATAATACCTTGTGGAAATGTAAAGACCCTTCGGGGTCTTTTTTATGTCTAAAAATAAATAAATTTGAGTTCGGTTTACCGTACAAATGACTTTGCAAGACGGATGCTATTCACTTAAATTAGAATGCGCTTTGAGAGAATTAGGATTTGTTGATATTGGTTGGAAATGTGTAGCACATGCAGGATTATTTTTTGTTCAGCCATATGGGATTCCTGATGATCCTGAGGGTGATTTAATTGGATTTTCAATTATAAAATCTGATGAAGTTATTAAATTGTTTAATACTGCAAAAAGAGCATTAGATTATTGTTTGGGTTAGTTCAAATGTTAATCATTCTTACATTTTTTATAAGTTTTGGAGTATTTCTTTTCCTCATCTCAGTCATCAGTCCTGAAAAAAACTTTAGATAATTGTGCAAAAGTTGTAAATATGCATCACGTATGCTACAATTGAATGCATCTAGAATGCTTGTACTATATCTGGTGGAGTGTTATACTATGCTCAAGACAAAGGGGAGACTGCAGACCCCAAGTCTTAGTGTCCTTTACCTTAAGTAAATGTGAAACCGTATTCATATTATCGAAAGACTTCTGTTTCAATTCCAAAGAAAGACGATTACATGATGATCTACTATTATGGCATAATATGCAGTTTAGATTGGTGGGGATAGTCCTTGGTCACGCAGTTACTTGGATGTTTCCAACCAAGTTTTTAAATTATGTTGAGGTTTTAAATCATAAGGAAAAAAAAGTCAAAGTCTAAAGGATTTAAATGACGATAAAAAAATTAATTTTTATTATTTGACTAAACTCATAATATGGTTTATAATAATCAAACACGATTTAAATAATGTCTAAAAAATCAAAAGACCTGGATAAGTTTTACACCAATCCACAAATAGCAAAAGACTTTGTAGAAATTATTAATACTTATTATCCATTAGAAAATTTTGATTTAATTGTAGAACCTTCAGCAGGTGATGGAAGTTTTCTCAAATATCTACCAGAAACTACAGTAGCACTTGATATTGCCCCAGAAGGTCCTGATATTATTCAACAAGATTTCTTTACTTATAATCCAGGATTTCATCCACTTTATAATCCCATTAAAATTGCTTGTATAGGAAATCCACCTTTTGGAACTGGGTATATGAATCCATTAGCAAAAGCATTCTTTAATCACGCAGCAACATTTAGTGAGATGATTGCTTTTATTATTCCAGCAAAATGGAAAACATCTTGGAAAGTTCAATTTCAGTTAGATAAATCTTTTGGACTTTATTATAGTGAATTTCTTCCTAAAAATAGTTTTCTTCTTGATGGAGAACCGTATGATGTTCCTTGCTGTATTCAAATATGGTCTAAGAGTAAACCAATAAATTTAGAAAATCAAAGAATTACTTCTAGACCACCAACAAAACATGATGACTTTGAGATGTTTTTGACTTGTGATAATGTTCCAAGACTTCCAAAAGTTAGAGAGCAATTAAAAAATAATGAGTATTGGGAATTTGCTTTGAAATATTGGGGAAATATTCATATTTGTAATATGGATGAAGTTCCAGTTGAGACCACAACTCATTATTTGTTTAAATCAAATAAGCCATATGTTCGTGAAGTATTAGAAGCAATTAATTGGAGTGATTATGTTTCTAATATGGGTGCTCCAAATGTTGGAGGGAAATCATTACTTGTAAAAGCATATATGGATAAAAAACAAGAACTTGGTATTGCTGATTAACCAGATACTAAACTGTCCCCTATCAAGTCATTTGATAGGGGATTTGTGTTATAGTAGTATTGATGTTATTGGTTATTAATGAATTATCTTCCAGAAGTTCTAGAAGAATATCGTATTGATTTTAGTAAAGAACTTTCAGTAGAAACTTTTATTCCTTATGGATTTTACAAGATTGCTGATGCTACATTAAAATCAAAAGAGAGGTTTGATAAAAATCCAGAAGTTAATCCAATTGATTACATTGTTGTTCCTGGATTTGAAGAAAAATATGTTGAATATTGTGAACTGATTTATATTATTGCGATTGATGGAAAAGTCGCAAAGATTGGCGGAACTTATGTGGGAATGAAAGGTCGTCATTCTTCTTATAATTGTGGAACCAGAAAAGCAAGAAACAAAGGAACTTGTTCTGTAACTAATTATAATGTTACTGAAGTTCAATATGCTTCAATTCGTAATGGTAAAAAAGTTGAATGGTATGTATATAATGTTCCGCTAGCAAAAACTATTATAAATGTTTGGGGAGAAGAATTTGAATACAATTCAAAAACTTATTATAAGTATGAAAGTGTTTTGTGTGAAAAATATAAATCCTTAACAGGACACTATCCTCTACTTTCAAGTAATTCAGGAGTTGAGTAATTTTATGAGAAAAAAAGTAGCAGTATTTGGTTCGGCAAGACTTAAAGAAGATACAAATCTCTATAAGGCAATAGAACATCTTGGTAGATTTATTGTTGAAAATGGATGGATTGTTGTAACTGGTGCGGGACCTGGTGCAATGGAAGCTGCAAATAAAGGTGCATTATCTGCAAAACCAGATGATGATACTGTATGTTCTATAGGTCAGGCAATTTACCTTCCTTTTGAAGATGGAGTAAATCCTTATGTGGAAGAATATGAACAACACGAAACCTTTTATTCAAGACTTAAGACTTTTGCGGACTGTGATGCATTTATCATTTGTCCCGGCGGTATAGGGACACTCCTAGAGATGTCTATGATTTACCAGTTGGTACAAGCAAAACATATGGATCGTAAGCCTGTAATTTGTGTCGGGAAAATGTGGCGCTCATTAAAATCGTGGATAGAAGGTGAAATGGTTGATAATGGGTTTCTAAATAACGAAGAAATGAAACTCATCCATTATGTGGATAGATTTTCTGAAGCACGGTATTTACTCAAGGGACTTTTAAGTGATTAGTACAGAAACACCATATAAACTTGGGGATATTATTCGTGATACTTGGCCTGGGCTTTATAGAACTCCAAAATACTTGATTTTTAAACAATCCTATAATAAGATAACAAAAGATACTTCCAATAAATGAAAAAAATTATTCTTGCACTTTCGTTAACACTATCGCCACTTTCAGTATTTGCTGAAACTTTTACATATACTGAAATGTGTTGGTATCTAGGAAAACAAAATCACCCTTGGATTGAAAAAGCAAATTGTAAAATTACTGATGTTCGTAATAGTCAAGGATTTCTTGACAAGCGAATTATTCAAGCGAAAGTTTTAGATTCAAATATCACTTATACTGTTAAGTCTTGGTTTGATTCTAGGGGATTTATGACTTGGGATAGTGACACTAAGAAGACTTATAAGGTTCAATATAAAGTAGCATCTCCCACTATTGGTGTTATTAATCAGGCAAATTTACCACCTGGTCATGGAATTACAGCAGTAAATAATGATCTTTGGGTTCGTCAAATTTCTTGGGACTGAATATGAATCAATTACAAAAAGTAGAAAAAATTGAATATACTGGACATTATTCCATCTTTGATAAAGAAGGTAAAAAAATTTGCGATGTTGCGACAATAGATGATGCATTAATGATGTGTTCTTTTGATAATACTAGAACATATCGACAAGTTAAAATTTTGATGGATCAAATTGTAAATATTCCATCAACAAGACTTGAGGATGATAAGCAACTTAAAGCTCAAAACATTTTACCAGACCGTCAAGCAATTCCTGTTGTAGTTTAATGGAAAACATCAATTGGTTTAATGTTTTATGTGATTTGTATATAATATGGGTCGGATTTAATTACGGAAATCGTAAAGAAAAATTAGATGAATAAAGAGGGAGTTTTAAGATATATTGGTAATGCATTTTTAGTTGTTGGTTATCAAATTATGTTATGGGGAGACTTTAAGAATGGTCTTATAATTAAATTTTTTGGTGGCTTATTAACAATTCCCTTTGCTATTAAATTAAAACTTTGGGATGTTTTAGCATTATGTGCTTTTTTTTCTTTTACTGAAGTATCTAAATTAATACAATTATACTATGGAATGTCTTAAGAGGGACCGAGATATTAGCTACAAAGAAGAATTTCAATATATAGCAATTACTCTAAAAGCAACTCTAAATATTTTAGGTTTGCATATAACGAATGCTACTCTATCAAAGTTCAAAAGAATTACTTTACAACTTAGAGGCAACAACAAGTGCAGAAGCTAAAAGAAAATGGAGACAATCAATTAAAGAACATTGGAATTATCAATGTGCTTATTGTGGAAGTGAAGAAAATTTAACCTTAGATCACATAACTCCTCGCTCTAAAGGAGGAACCGACAGGATTACAAATTTAGTTTGTGCTTGTAAAGATTGTAATAATTCCAAAGGACATCAAAAATGGTCTGATTGGTATCTAACTCAAGATTTCTTTACAACAGAAAGATTATCTGCTATTATCAATTGGCAAAATCAAATTGCCGAAAATGAATTGGTAGTTTATCGCCCAAGAAAAGTTCCATCTATGATTTAATTTAAACCTATGAATTTTATTGTTTATAGCAAAAAACTATGTCCGTATTGCGATAGAATTAAAAAAGTTCTAGAGCATTTATCATCATCAAAAGGATTTCCAGTTGTTATCTATGAATTAGATACAAATTTTACTAGAGATGAATTTATTGCAGAATTTGGCGAAGGTTCAACTTTTCCACAGGTTATCATAAATGATAAAAAAATTGGAGGATGTGTAGATACAATTAAGTATTTACAGGAGCAGAAGTTGATTTGAGTCAAATAAATAATAGTGACCAAGAAAGAAATCGTGGTCTTGAGGTTTTACTTTATAAAGGGGAGGATAAGAAGGAACAAGATGAACCTGTATTCTACAAGTTCTACCTGAATAAGATATTCTCCCTTTTAAGTAGAGAATTTTGTTTTAAGGTAGAGTTTGTAATTAGACCTAAAAACAACTCTCGGGAGGCGGAAAAATGTTAGCCACAGAACTTACTATATTTTGTTTATTGTCGGTATTATTTTTGATTGTTGGTGTAATGGGTGGGTGGGTTTTAAAAAATTATCTTGATACAACTAGACCAATTAAAATTAATCCACTACACCCAGAATTTTTTAATGAAGATGGCGACTTAATTCCTGATGAGGTTGTAGCAGTCTCAATTCATCCTGGAATGTATGAAGATTTTGTAGAAGAATATAGCTCATTATTTGAAGATGATGAAGATGAGGATGATGATGAAGATTAACTCTAAATAACTAAAATTTATTTTTTATAATTATGACTGTATCTAATGTTTCTGATGAAAAGAAAACCACTACAAAAAGAAAACCAGTAGCAAGAAAATCAGCAGCAAAACCTAAAGTAGTAAAAGAGGAAGTTTCTCTTGAACTTCCTCCCAATCCTTTTGTTTTTGAAATTTTACAACTTGTGAATAAAGTTTCCACCAAAGATAAAAAACTTGAAATTCTAAAAAAATACGAACATCAATCTCTTAAAACTATTTTTATTTGGAATTTTGACGATAATGTAATTTCAATGCTTCCTGAAGGTGAGGTTCCATACTCTACTGTTGGAGAAGATTTAGTAAAGAGTGGAACTGTAAGTGACCATATTCAAAAAGAAGTTGAAAAGATGGAATTCTATGATAATCCATCTGTAGGTTACACAGAAAAAATTAGGACAGGACATACTTCACTTCGTACAGAATATGAAAAACTAATTAACTTTGTTAAATCACGTTCTGGTATTCCTGGAAACGCTAACCTTACTTCTCTTCGTAGGGAGAGTATGTTCATTGAAATGCTTCAAGGTCTACATCCACTAGATGCTGAAATTATGTGTCTAGTAAAAGATAAAAACCTACAAACAAAATATCAAATAACTAAAGAGTTAGTTAGTGAAGCATATACTGATATTGTTTGGGAACAAAATCGCTGATAAAATGATTATACTACATCAAGAATGTGATCCAGAATTGGCAAAAGATAAAAAACTTCCTAGAGATAGTTATCTTGTATCTTATATAAAAAATGATACTTTGGTTTATGATATATCAAGAGGTACCAAAGTGGAATTATTTGATTATTATTACGATAACTTTGGGATTGTTAAAGGAATACAATGGACTGATGGAACAGTAAATCCAAAAAGTTATGATTATGTTCCTAAAGAAAATAAAAAGAAAAGATAAAGATTTATAATATTGTATCAATAGTATACTAAAAACTGTATCAATTAATACACTTCTTGACCTAGATAGGTGTAGGTGCTATAGTACCTACATCGTTGACTGGTAAAACCAGCGGAAGTATCCATTAGGAGAAGCAACGCAAATTTACTTATAGTAAAGGAGCAACCTAATGACTAAAATTGTCTATAGAGGTGTTGAATACGATAAAGAAACTCGTGTTCAACAACAAATGCAACAACAACCTCAACAATATAATGAAACTTATCGTGGAGTAAAATTTGTAAAGGAGGTTAAGTAATGAAAATTAAATTCGTTCAATACCTTAAGAATAAAAATAAAAAGACATTAAAACTGCATAATGCAGAACTAAATATGGCTAAAAAGCCTCAAGTAGCGTGATTAAAGTAATCTATCATACTGAAGATTTTGATGACCGCAAGCCAGCCTGCTATTTACTTACTTATCGTGGAGTAAAATATTGGTCTTGCTATAAAATTAATTTGATAGATTTCTTCGAAAAACTTTTAACTTTAAAGAGAGAGGATTGACCTCTCTCTTTTTTTATGTTATAATTATAAAAGAGTTTATTAATTAATGAACCAAGAAAAAGTAAAACTTATTATACAAAATATGGAGTTACTTCTCCAAGCATTAAAAGAAGAAGTATCCGAAGTTAAGATTAAAAATAATCATCTCAATCTTGTTTATGATGATTATGATGAAGTATTTGAGGAATGATGATGAGAGAAAAGAAGATGTTAAAACTCCTTCGTAAAGCATTAAATCAAGAACATCTGTATTCTACAGAAGAACTTGTTTATATGAAAAAAGAGCTTTCTAATCTAGAAGAACAATTTAAAGAATATCGTAAACTAACTAGTAAAGGATTTGGTAATTGATATGAGACCAGTAAATGCAAAAAATCTACTAGAATTTGATAATAATCTTCAAGTAGAAGTTCTCCAGTGTTATTCTATTCCAGAGCAAGTTGTTTATCAAGCAGCAAAATGTGATTATAGTGAAATTCCTATTCATGAACAAGAAATTCCAACACCATCTAAATGTGGAGAATGGATTGTAGATAGATTGCTATCTAATGATAAAGGTCATTGGGGTCCCCTAGAACACCCAGCAATTACACTTTCAGTTTCTGGATATGTTCACAATGTTGCGATGCAAGCAAGGACCCATAGGGTTGGAATTACATTTGATGTTCAATCTCAACGATATACTGGAAAAAGGGTAATTAAAGTTGCTAATGGGGAATTAACTCCAGATGATGTTTTTTATGTCCGCCCTCCAGGATTTTATACCAATCGTTACGGTAAAAAATATGAATGGACTTTAGAAGATTATAACGATGAGCTAGATTTCATTTATGAAGGTTGTAAAAGATATGCAGTAAAATATGAAAAGGGAATGTGTGAAGAACACATTCGTGATTATCTAGCCCAAGCAATTCGACAGAACTTTGTAGTTTCGTTTAATCTTCGTTCAGTTTTACATTTTATTGATTTGCGGGGTAAGATGGATGCTCAATTGGAAATTCAAGCACTATGTGAACAGATTGGACCACATCTAGAACGATGGGCACCACACGTCTGGAAGTATTATTGTGATAAGCGTCTACATAGAGCAAAGCTATCCCCGTAAAAATATGAAAAGTTGGTGTTTAAAGGATCATAATACTGGTCATGTATTCAAAATTCTTCTTACAGAAGAGGAGCTTCAAGAATATCTTAAATGCAATCCTAGTATTGATAGGTGCATCGATTGCGTTGAATGTGATGATGCATCGTCAATAACATTAGAATAAATACAACAAGTGATGGAGGGATATTTTGCCTACTTACAGATTTGAAAATACAGAGACTGGAGAAATATTTGAAAAGTGGATGTATATGGCGGAAAAAGAGCCATACTTAAAAGAAAATCCACATCTCAAACCACTCATTCCAACACAAGTTAATGCTTTTGATGTGGGAGATTGGAGAGATAAGCTAACTTCAAAACATCCCGGATGGAATGAAATCCTCAAAAAAACTGGGTCAGTCCCTGGAAGTAATGTAAAACCACTATAAAAAAATTATGCCTCGTAGGAAAAATAACGAAACTGCAATTGATTTTGATAATCTAACTACAAAAAATAATAAAAAGAAAAAGCCTATTGGAAAAGAATTTCTGTTAGATATTCAGCCAATTACAGAAACCCAGAAAAAATTTTTTGATGCTTATGATAATGATAAACATTTAGTAGCTCATGGTGTACCTGGAAGTGGAAAAACATTTATTAGTATTTACAAGGCACTTCAAGAAGTTTTTAATGAATATAGTGATAAAGACACAGTTTATGTTGTAAGATCATTAGTTCAAACTAGATCTATTGGCTTTATGCCTGGAAACGAGACTGAAAAGCAGGGATATTATGAAACTGTATATCGTAATATGGTAAAGTATATGTTTCAGCTCCCAAGTGAAGCTGATTTTGATATGCTGTATGATAATCTAAAATCACAAAAAACAATTAAGTTTTATAATACTTCCTTTCTTCGTGGTTTAACTTTTGATAACTGTGTAATTATTGTCGATGAATTTGCTAATTTGAATTTCCATGAATTAGATTCAATTATTACTCGTGTGGGTGAAAACTGTAGAATTATTTTTTCTGGAGATGCAGAACAAACGGATTTAATCAATACAAATGAGAAAAATGGAATTCATGATTTTATGAGAATTCTACAGATTATGCCTTCATTTGAAATATTGGATTTTGGAATTGATGATATATGTAGATCGGGGTTAGTTAAGGAATTTATTCTAGCTAAGAGAGAACTTAATCTGTGAAATTTACTTATGAACCACTAGAACTTCCTAGACTTGAAAGGGAACATATTGGGGAAAAACGTCTCTACTTTAATCCAAAAGATAGAGAAAAAAAGTACATCTCAATTACAACAATCACAAGTTACTTTAATAAAGATAAATTTGTTGAATGGCGTAGGCGTATTGGTAATAAAGAAGCAGATAAAATTACAAAAGCTGCTACTACTAGAGGTACAGACTTACACACATTAAATGAATGTTATCTTCAAAATCTTTCACTACCAACAGTTCCAGAAATCTCTCAAAAATTATTTGAAGTAAATAAACCAGCTTTAGATAAAATTGGAAAGATTTATGGTATTGAACTTGGAATGTATAGTGATTATCTAGGTATTGCTGGAACTTGTGATTTGGTTGCTGAATATGAAGGTCAATTAGCTATTATTGATTATAAAACTTCTAAAAAACCAAAACCGGAAGGATGGTTGGAGCATTATTTTGTCCAGTGTTGTGCTTATGCTTTTATGCTTAAAGAACTTACTGGTATGGAAGTTAAAAAGTTTGTTATCATAATGAGTTGCGAAAATGGAGAACTTGCTGTTTATGAAAAAACAGACATCGAAACTTATATTAAATTACTAATAAAATACATTAAACATTACGTTAGAGAAAATGGTTAATCAAACAATTGTTGAAAATATTATTGAGAAAAAATTTCTATCAGCAGAAAAGTTTTCTTTAGAAATTGAAAATTATGTAAAAAATAATTCTTGTAATTATATTGAAGCTATAGTTTCTTATTGTGAAGAAAATGAAATTGAACTTGAAACAGTTCCTAAACTTCTATCAAAACCTTTAAAGGAAAGGTTAAAAATTAATGCAGAGAATTTAAATTTTTTAAAGCGAACATCAAAATCAAAAACTAAGTCTTTAATATGAGTCCTTATGAAACTTATCATTTGTTTTTAGTTATTAAATCACATTTTACTAAACCCAGTTATGATGTTTTTAAATATAATTGGAAAACTAGAGCTTCAATAGAAACTTACAATAGACGCAAAGACCGATACTTTTTCGAGAGGCTTTCTAGAAAGAAAACAGAACAAGAAATAAAAGAATTTTTTATTTCAAACTTTGTTTACACAGAAAACCCAAAAGGAGTTTATATTCCAGATTTAATGAAAGATGGGGAGGAAGTTTATACTAAATGGAGAAAATACAATCAAAGTTTATTCTATAATTTTAAAACTGAACTAGAAGTATTCATTTCTCACCAAGACTTAAATGAGTTTATGGAGTGTAAAAATAGTCAGCATTCTCAATTAATTAAAAAGTATTTACAAAAACATATTT